TCCTTAGTAACTGAGGACATTATAGTCTAAAGTGCCATAAATCGTATTATTTAGGATAAATGCGTCTATAACGGGCTCTAATGTCGTGAACGTGGTTTTCCAACTATTCGGGGTAATTGTATTACGTGTGCCAAAGATCTGTAAGGTTTTCTCGATAGTAGAGCCACCTGGCTGGGTGGTGATTACCTTGATCGGATCAAAGAACTCTAGGTCTAATGCAGCTATTACGCCAGTCGTATAATCAGGGGTATAAAGATCCAGTGTAATCGCATCGCATCTAATGGAAGTTTCAGCCCTACTAGCCACATAAGATTTAGCATAATCCAAAGCGACAGCATCCGTCTGCATAAGTAGGTTATTTAAGAAGTAACTATGTAAAAAATACTTGTCTATTGATGCTTGATTTAAGGCTACCTGCTCTGCACCACCAGTTCTAGTAATAGTGGCTTTGTTAAATATCAATACATCGTTAAGAATCCAATTGGCATTGTTATATAAAATGCCTGATCCATTATCTGCAAAGGTTGTAACTGTGCCACCAGCAGACCCTGCCGTTACAGATCGGTCTTGGAAAACAAAACTGCCCGTAGCATCAATATACAACGCACCATATTCACTATCCGATACTGTTTGTAAAGCTGACAAAGCTGTACGATTAGTCCCTGGATCTGCTTGTAAAGTAGTAAGACCTGCATCAATATCACGCATAGTTGTAGGCCATGAGATCTGATCTAAAATTTGATTAACTCTAGTGCCGGATAAGTTGCCAGCAGTAGCACCTGTAACCGTACTAATTTGTGCTAATTGAACTAATCTAAACGCATCCACAGCTTGTATAGTTGTTATAGCTACATCTTCGGATGCATCTTTAGGATAAGTAGTTAAATAACTTGTAATGAATCCTGAAAATATAGGATAAGTAACCCCTAAATATGTAGCAGTAATCTGCACTTTTTTCATAGGATCTAAAAGGCCCGCATATGGACTGCTAAAATTTTGGGGATTAAATTCGCCTAATTGATCTACTATGCGTAATGTCAGTGATCCTGTCTGGAATTGATCTGATAATGCAGTACGACCCCTGTTGGTCTCTATGCTATTTATGCGATCTGATACATCTACAATTACAGCTGCTGTATCGGATAATATGTTTGTGCCTAATATACCTGCATCTAATATCATTGCCTGAGCAAAATTAGGTCCGGTACTAAAGTTAATTACAGCATTTACTACAGGTACTGTCATACCAAAAATCCGTTAGGCACTGTTGAATATCCTGATCTAGTTGCTAACTGAATACTTTCAGCGATAGCCTGGCTCATTCTGTCATTTCCAGCATCTACAGTAAGTCTTATATCCATAGGTGAACTGCTTGAAGTTCTTTGTATTGCACCAGATGTGATTAGATTTAACATATCAACGGCAGGTTTAGCCGCTGCCAAAGAATCAGCTATAGTCTTTCTTAGGTTTTCCTCGCTTGGATTTATTAGATTTTGCAAGGCATTTTGAGCAGGCTTTGTGGATTGTGCAATAGCCCCTATGCTGGCTCTTAGATTTTCTTCGGTTGGATTTATTATTGTTTGCAAGCTCTTTAATTGTGGCTTGATAGAATCTAAAATACTTCTAATAGATGCTCTTAAAGTTTCTATCATTTGCTCAAAGGATGTAGTTAAGTTTTTAGCTGCTTCTGCTAATTTTCTTAATGCTTCTGCTGCTTCCATTTCGGCCAATATCTTTTTAGCCAAGGCATCGTTGTTATCTAATATGGCTAATTGCGCTCTTAAGCGTAGTTTAGTTTCTTCATCGGTTGCATTATTTAGGGCTACCGTTAAGCCTATGCGCTCTAGATCAAATTTCTTTTTTAACTCTTCTACGTTCTTATTTTCTATAGCATTCTTAGTAGAGATAATCTTGTATTCATCTTTACGTGCTTTAGTTGACTTTTCTAAAGCAATTCTATCTGCTAGGCGTTGTCTGCCTAATGCTATGTTTTGCTCTTCGCTTAATGGTCGCTTGCTAGTTAAAGCCCCACCAATACCCATTGCACCCACAAGGCCAAATGCAGCTACAAGCGGTGCAGGGTTGCCAGTACCGGCAGATGCTCCAGCACCTAATAACAATATAAGTGGCTTAAATGATGGGCTGTTAGTAATAGCACTTACTTTGTCTAGCAGTTTAGCCATCTGTACTACTGCAAAGGCTATGTTATCGCCCATATTTCTAAAGTCATCGGCTAGGTTAGACACAGAATTATCTTTACTTAATATGGTCAAAGCATCTACTAAGCCTTTACCTATAGCCTTTGTAGCATCATCTGCACCTTTAGCAAGTACATCCATCTTGCCAGCATAGGTATCTAATCGTGCCGCAGCTTGACCACTAAAGCGGCCTTCAAGTGCTGCCATGATTTTATTCATGTCACCAGTAGCAATTATGCTTGCATCAATACCAGTGTTTAATCCTTTAATAGCCTTTGTTTGACCTCTTACACCAGCTGATATAGCACTTACCACAGTGGCTAGATTTTCACCAGTACCGGCACTTGTGTTTAATGCGGCTTCTAATGATCTTTGTGCTAAGTCAACTGATCCAGTTACGTTTAATAAGGTCCTAAACGGCACACGTAAATCAGTAAGTATTGCGTAGGTCTTCTCTAAACTCTTTATGTAACTTTCAACTTCAACAACTCTAAATGCGTTGCCTGTATTTTCTAACTGTAAGGCTAGAGACTTGGCCGCTAATTCATCAGCTGCAAATGCTTTTACTGCCTTCTTACTAAATCCTACTATTGCCGCTGCACTAAAGGCTATGCCAAAGGTACGTGCTAAACCTTGTAACTGTTTGTTAAATACCGATACATCTTGCTTGGCTTTTTTAAGAGCCTTACCATTCCAGGTTGCTAATGCCGAGACGACTACATTGGCCATTAGGCTGCCTTCACTTCTGTCGCTTTATTAAAATCTATTGCCTTTGTATTGATGGTCTTTACTATTGCTGCATAAACTCCAGGACTCTTTTTAGCCCAAGCCTTGTAGATTAACCGGCCTTTAGTTTTACGGCCACCACTTCGCATACCTGGTAATTTAGGCTGTGCTGTCAAAGGTTCTAATTTAGTAACGAATTGGTATCCTGCAAATGGATTGTTTGAATTGTAAGAACGTGTGGCTCTAGATCTGCTTTTACGAGTTCTTTCCTTTTCATATGCTACAACTCCCCCACCTTCATGGATAGAAGTAAATGGCGCACGGCCTTGTGGATTGACTCGACCAGCGGTCTCATAGATACGACCAGCGGCACTAATGTTGTACACATAGTTTTCTACTTGAAAACCGTTCTTAAATTTCTTGTTCTTACCTTCTTTATAACCTATGCCACCTTTAACCATTGCAGCTTCATATTTAGGGAATGGTCTGTAATCTACTTGTGATGAGATTGGCTTAGACCATCCAGATAACATGTCGCCATTACCAGGCACATCACTTTTAGCAGCAGATTCAACATCACGCATTAAAGGTGAGATGGTAGCTCTAATGCGTTCATACATATCATCATCGTAAAACTGTAAACCCTTTAGGACATCCTCAACGCCTACGACTTCTGCTGGCATTTTTGATCTCCCGACTTCTATCCGTTAATACTTGGACTATGGCCCTAAGCATTTCATGATCCATTTCAATAAATTCTTTAGGCGGTATTCCAAGTTCCACGGATAGCGATGCCACCATGTAGGTCATAGAATCCCGCTGTGTTATTTTTTTTCTTCTTCTAATACCTCTACAAGTTCTAGACTGTCAATAAATTCTGTACCAAATAAAGGTATGGTGACATTAGCTCTACGTAAGCACTCCCACGCTAACCAATAAATATGGGTCTGTTGTTCATGCTCACGTAGCATTTTGCTAATACCATTGGACCACTTCAACTCAAAAGCGTACTCGACACCCGGAGTAATCTTATGTTCTGTAACTTCTCCGTTAGCCCTTGTTATCTTTAGCTTTGCCATTGTTACTCCCTAATTAAAACGCCACTGATGACGATACTGTTAATGCGGAGTTTAGCGTAAAGGTCACGCTAGAACTAGCAATTTCAGAAACGCCGCCTGTACCGATTGGGGTAAGATTGTTGACCAAAATGCTGAATTGATATGAAGGGTTAGCAGCTGATACAGCTGTGCCTTTTACAGTAATTACTGATACTGAAAGGGTCTTACCAAATGCCTCATTAAGTGTCTGCATAACCTGTGCGCTTGCCCAGTCATTGATAAAGTCGATAGTAAATGACCCAGATTGTAAGCCAGAAGCAAAACGGTGTGCGGTATCTGACATTGTTGTGACTTCTAGTTCGTCTATGATTTGGTTAATAACTGCGCTGGTGACATAAGAACTGATGTCAATAGATGGTGTAGTAGGCGCAGCGTTGGTAGCCAATTTAACGCCTACATTGTTATTTAAGTATATGGCCATGTTATTCCTCTTCTTTTTTAGTTTGTGCGGTTGGTTTTGGTGCTTCTTTTA